CTCGACCTGCCGGTGCGCGCCGCCGCCATCGACACCGGCGGGCACCACACCAAGATGGCCTACGAGTTCTGCCGCACCCGACTCGCCCGCCGCATCTGGGCGATCAAGGGCCGCGGCGGGCCCGGCATCCCGGTCTGGCCGCGCCGCCCCACGCGCACGAACAAGGGCAAGATCCCGCTCTTCATCGTCGGCGTGGACGCAGTGAAGGACGCGGTCTACGCCCGCCTGCGCCTGACCGAGCCCGGCCCCGGCGCAATCCACTTCCCCCGCCGCCTCGACGCCGACTACTTCCGCCAGCTGACCGCCGAGCGCGTCGTCACCCGCTTCGAGCGGGGCCGCCCCATCCGCTCCTGGCAGCCCAAGCGCGACGGCGAACGCAACGAGGCCCTCGACACCTTCGTCTACGCCCACGCCGCCCTGCACGGGCTCATCAGCATGGGGCTCAGGCTGAACGAGGAGGTGGAGGGGGTGGCGGGACAGTCAACCGCGCCGATCCACGAGGCGAAGGGGGTGATCCGGTCGGCATGGATGAAATGACTGATTGAAACTTCGGACTCTTATGGTCACTATGACCCGAATATGGGGAGGCGGCCATGAAGACCATGTCGGCCCGCGATGCCAAGCATCAATTCGGCCTGCTGATCGATACCGCGCGAGCGGAACCGGTCGTGATCGAGAAACACGGTCGTCCAGTCGTGGTCGTCCTCGCCGTCGAAGAATTCGAACGCCTGAAATCGCTCATCCCGGCTGAGCAGACGGCGGCAAGACCTGTTCGCGAAGGAGATTGACCATGGCAGCAACCAAGAAGCCGAAAACCACCCCGGCGACACCTTGGCCCGCTGCGCCGGCTGCCATCCACCAGGAGGGCGCCTGGATCTGGCTGCCGCTCAAGGGGGAATGGCGCGACAGCACGGGCAAGCCGGAAGAACTGGTGCGCCAGAAGTTCATCCGTCACCTGTGCGAAAACTACGGCTATGTCCTTGAGCAGATGCGACAGGAAATGCGGATGATCTCGGGCAGCCGCAGCGCTCGCGCAGACATCGTCATCTGGGAAACGCCAGCCAAGGCGGCGGCCGGGCCGGGCGTATCGCCGGTGCTGGTCATCGAATGCAAAGCCGAGAGCGTCGAGATCAACCTACGCGACTACTATCAGGGCGAAAGCTACACGCGGTCGGCCGGGGCCGAATTCTTCATCGCCACAAACAATCGCTTCACAGCCGTCTTCAAGCTCGTACCCGGAGCGCCCGGCGACTTCGTGCAGATCAACGAGATCGCCAAGGCCTCCGACTGGGGTGATGCCAAGCGGATCGAGGAAATCCGCAGCAAGCTGCGGGTGTTTAACCGCAAGGAATTCCAGGACCTTCTGTTCAAGTGCCACTCGATCCTGCGCGACGTCCACAAGATGGACCCGGGCCGCGCCTTCGACACCATTTCCAAGATCCTGTTCGTGAAGATGTATGTCGAGCGGTCTGGCCTGCATGGCACCTTCACGGTCGACTTCCTCGACCGGCGTGCATCGACACGACTGTCCACGGACCCGGCCGTTCACGACGGCCTGTTCGACCGGACCAAGGATTACTACAAGGCCGACGACCTGTTCTCCGCGACCGACCGGCTGGAGATCTCCGAGGAAACTTTCCGCCGCATCGTGAAGGAGCTGGAGCGCTTCGACCTGTCGAAGACCGGCGACGACATCAAGGGCCTCGCGTTCGAGAAGTTCCTCGGCAACACCTTCCGTGGGGAGCTCGGGCAGTTCTTCACCCCGCGCCCGGTCGTGGACTTCATGGTCAGCATGCTCGACCCGCAGGAGGGCGAGCTGATCGCCGATCCCGCCGCAGGCTCTGGCGGCTTCCTGATCCGCGCCTTCGAGCACGTGCGCGAGCGCATCTCGGCCGACGTGCAGAAGCAGAAGGACAAGGTTCAGGCCGATATCGAGGCGAAAGGGCTTCCCATCGAGGAAGAGGAAAAGCTGATCGACGACGCCTTCGCCAAGCTGAACGAGGAGCTTCTCCCGTCAGGCGACGACAACAAGCCGATCGACACCCGCGTCGGTCGCCTTGCATGGCACTGCATCTTCGGCTGCGATGCCGAGCCTCGCGCGGCGCGCACCGCCAAGATGAACATGATCATGCATGGCGATGGCCATGGCGGGATCCACTACCACGACGGCCTCGTCGACATTAACGGCATCTTCCCCGGCCGCTTCGACATCGTCATCACCAATCCTCCATTCGGCTCCAACGTCGGCAGCGACCAGAAGGTCGGCGGCAGCGAGGAAACTCGTGTCCCCAAGGAAGCCTCGTACATCAACCGATGCGAGAGCCGGTACGGCGAGCCGTGGCGTCAGAGCCACGACGCCATGCAGAAGGCGATGGGCACGAACATCCTCGACCTCTTCGAGATCGGGAAGGGCAAGAAGAACCGCGCCACCGAGATCGTGTTCGTCGAACGCTGCCTGAACCTGCTGAAGCCGGGCGGGCGGATGGGCATCGTCCTGCCCGACGGCAACCTCAACAATCCGTCACTGACATGGCTGCGCCGCTGGTGCGAGGGCAAGGCGCGCATCCTTGGCGTCGTCAGCCTGCCCGAGGAAACGTTCAGCTCGGCCAAGGCCACCGTGAAGGCGTCACTGGTGTTCCTACGACGGTTCACCGAGGCGGACGAAACGGCATGGGAGGCAGCGTGGACCAAAGCGCACGCCGATCACGACGCCACTTTCAATGCGCAGCGTGATACCCTCTGCGATGATCTTGGTCGCAAGGTCGTCACCGCCGAGGATTCCAAGGTTGAGGACATCCTCGCCGAACTGGCGAAGCTGGGTGTCGAGCGCACCACCCCGGCATGGACGGCAGGGCCCGAGCCCGACTATCCGCGCGGCATCGGGTCGACGAAGGTCGGCAAGCCGAAGTGGAACGGCACGGCGAGCAACGCCAAGAAAGCGACCAAGCTCAAGCGCGACTACATGGCTGCCTTCGATGCGGACACGCAGAAGCGGTCTGACGCCTTCTGGCGCGAATTGACCGCCGGGCTGCGCGCCATCGACGCGGCCCATGATGCCGCCCTCTGGGCAACCGTCCGCGAGGAATTTGATTATGCCGTCTTCGTCGCAGCGCCGAAATCGGTGGGCATCACCTCGACCGGCGACACCGGGGACAGCGTGCCGAACGAGTTGCCCGCGCTGCTGGATGCCTATCGCGCCTTCGAGACGTGGGTGGAGGCCGGGGCCAAGCCCGAGGAGACGCCGGGTTTTCTCCTGCCCTCCGCTGCCTGATCCGTCAGTGGAGGGCTCTCGAGCCCTGGATCACCGCCGAAGACGTCGAGCACCAGCACTCGCACTTCCCGCCAACACCGCTGCGCGAGTTGATGACCCAGCGGCGCGAGGCGGTGGTCGTCACCGGCAGCTTCGGCGACTGGACGCCGATCACGGTGCATTTGACCGGCGAGATTTCCGCACGCGACAGGACCGCGCCCTACAAGGGCAGCATGTTCGCGGCGTATCCCGGCGACATCGTGTTCTCCAAGATCGATGCGCGCAGCGGCGCCATCGGCATGCTGCCCGCCGAGATCGGGAAGGCGGTCGTCACGCCGGAATTCCCGGTGTTTACCGCGGACCCCACGCGGCTGGACGGCGAGTTCGTTAAGCTGGTTCTGCGCACCGGCGGTTTCATCGAAGCCCTGCGACGCAAGGCCAGCGGCACCAGCGGCCGCAAGCGCATCACGCCCGAGGCGTTCCAGGACCTGCGTATCCCGCTACCGCCGCTCCCCGAGCAACAGGCCATCGTCGCCGCCTGGCGCGCGGCACTCGACAAGGCTGCGTCGCTGGAACAGGAGGCCGCCGAGGCCGAGGCGAAGGCCGCCGAGGCGTTCGAGACCGCGCTCGGCATTGTCCCGCCGCCTCCACTACCGGACCGCCCGGTCTTTGTGGCGAACTTCAAGGATATCGAGCGCTGGAGCCATGACGGCATCCTTCGCTCCGTTCTGCATATCGAGGATCCTGCACCCAAGTATGCCACCACGCCATTGGCAAGCGTCGGCAAGGTCAGCTACGGGCTTCAGAAATCCCCGGCGAACCGGCCGACGTCCCATGCCCGGCCCTACCTTGCGGTGGTCAACGTCCAGCGGTGGCGACTGGAGCTGAACAAGATCAAGATGATCAGCGTCCCCGATGAGGACATGCCAAAGTATCGGCTGGAATACGGAGACGTCCTGCTCTGCGAGGGCAACAGCCCCGATCTGGTCGGGCGCGGTGCAATCTGGCGTGATGAAATCGCTGATTGCGTTCACCAGAACCACGTTCTGCGTGTGCGTCTCGATCAGACCAAGGCGCTGCCTGAGTTCGTGCTGTCGGTGATCAACTCCAGCTACGGCCAGGCCTATTTCCGGTCCAAGGCCAAGCGCACCACGAACCTTGCCTCGATCAACAGCAAGGAGGTCGGAGGCTTCCCGCTGCCGCTTCCGACTGTTCCCGAACAACAGGACATGATTGACGAGTTGTTCGCGGGGCAGGCTGCGGCTCAACAGAAGCGAGAGGATGCAGCGAACGCCCGGGCGCAGGCCCGGGCCGATTTCGAGGCCGCCGTCTACGCCGCCGAAGATACCGAGGACGCAGCAGACCTGATCGCCGCCGCTTCATGACCTACAGCGACTACGTGATCTACGTCGACGAGAGCGGCGACCACACCCTGACCGCCATCGACCGGGACTATCCCGTGTTCGTCCTGGATTTCTGCATCTTCCGGAAGGACAGCTACGCCAACGTCGTCGCCCCGCAGGTGCAGGCGTTCAAGTTCGCCCATTTCGGCCACGACATCGTCGTTCTGCACGAGCACGAGATCCGAAAGCAGAAACCACCCTTCGTGTTCCTGAAAAGCCGCGACAAGCGCGATGCCTTCATGGACGGGCTGAACCGCCTGATCGAGCAGGCGGATTTCACCATCGTGGCCGCCGCGATCCACAAGGAACGGCTGACCCAGCGATACGCTGCGCCCGGCAACCCTTACGAGATGGCGCTGACATTCTGCATGGAGCGCGCCCATGCGTTCCTGCGGGACCGCGGTCAGCACATGCTGACCACGCACATCGTCGTGGAGCGCCGCGGCAAGCGCGAGGACGATGAACTGGAGCTCGCCTTCCGCCGCATCCGCGACGGCGCGAACTACGTGGGCGAGATGCCGGGTTTCGAGATCATCTTCGCCGACAAGAAGACCAACTCGGCCGGGCTGCAGCTTGCGGACCTAACGGCTCGCCCCATCGGGCGACACGTTCTCGACCCAGCACAGCCGAACCGCGCCTGGGAGATCATCGAACCGAAGCTGCGGCGCAGCCCGGCCGGTGCGGTGAGAGGGTGGGGACTGAAGGTATTCCCCTGAAAAGCAAAAGGCCCCGGGAGACCCCAGAGCCAGTCGCCGACCGGGAACAACCCCCAGTCCGATGATGCATATATGGCATGTGCCGAGGGCCAGGTCAAGGATTCCGGGCGACGGCCATCCCGGCGCATGCCGCCCGATACCGGATTTTGCAAAACATTACCAATAGCTTAATCGAACCGCTGGCGCGAGACTCGCGCCCATGCGGACCTTCCTCCATCGCCTTCTCGGCCTCGCGCGCGCTCGCGGCTTCGACGCTGCGGGTGGCGGGCGTCGTTGGGAGGGGGCGCGGACGGTCGACGGGCTGAACACGGCGATCCTCGCGGGAGCGACCACGGCGGCGCGGCGGGCCGGGTGGTATGCGCGGAACAACCCGTGGGTCGCGGCGGCGGTGGACAGCCTGGTCGGCAATGTCGTCGGCGCCGGGATCAAGCCGCAGTCCACCCATCCCGACCGGGCGGTGCGCGAGCGGCTGCAGGCGCTCTGGTTGCGCTGGACCGATCACGCCGCCCCGGACGGGCTGGCCGACTTCTACGGGCTGCAAGCCATGGCCGTCCGCGCGATGGTCGAGAGCGGCGAGAGCTTCGCCCGGCTGCGCGTTGCCAGCGACGCCGCTGCACTTCCCCTCCAAATCGAGCTTCTGGATCGCGAGCAGGTTCCCATGGACCTGCACCGCGAGATCGGCGGCGGGGCGCGGATCCGCGCGGGCATCGAGTTCGATGCAGCCGGTCGCCGGGTCGCCTATCGGGTCCTGTCCTCCCGCCCGGGCGATCCGCTGGGGTCTCTCCGCATGGACCCGCTCCGCGTCCCCGCTGCCGATTGCCTGCACCTGTTCAAGCCGCTCGCCGCGGGCCAGCTGCGCGGGATCACCTGGCTCGCGCCGGTGCTGCTGCGGCTCCACGAGCTTGACCAGTTCGAGGATGCCGCGCTGGTGAAGGCCAAGGTCGCGGCGCTGTTCACCGGCTTCATCACCGATCCCGATGGCACGGCGGGCGGCCTCTCGGGCACGAACACCGGAGGCGCGCTGACCGTGGGCATGGAGCCCGGAAGCCTGATCCCGCTCCCGCCCGGCACCGACATCCGGTTTTCGAACCCGACCGAGCACGACGCCTACGCGCCCTTCGTGAAGAACCACCTGCGCGCCGTCGCGGCCGGGCTCGGCCTGCCCTACGAACTGGTGTCGGGCGATCTGGAAGGCGTCACCTATTCCTCGATCCGCGCCGGGCTCATCGAGTTCCGCCGCAGGGTCGAGCAGTTGCAGCACAACGTGGTGGTGCACCTGTTCTGCCGCCCGGTGTGGGAGCGGTTCGTGCAACTGGCGGTGCTGACCGGCGATTTGCCTGCACGGGACTTCGACCGCAACCCGAACGCCTACCTGGGGTGCGAATGGCTGCCGCCGAAGTTCGACTACGTCGATCCGATGAAGGACGTGCAGGCCGAGATCCTTGCGATCGGCGCGGGGCTCAAGAGCCGGTCCCAGGCGATCTCCGAGCGCGGCTACGACGCCGAACAGGTGGATGCCGAGATCGCCGCCGACCGCGAACGTGCGGAGGGGCTGGGGCTGACCTTCGGTCAGACGGCGGTGCCGCAGCAGAAGGAGGCGGCCGATGGCTGACACCGAGACAACCCCGACACCGAGCCGCTCAACCGTCGGGAACGACAACGTTTGCCTTCACACCCGCCACGCGACGCTTGCGCCCGCGACGGCCGATCCGGACGCGCGCACCGTCGAGGTGATCTGGTCCACCGGCGCGCCGGTGCGCCGCCGCGACATTGCGGGGCAATACATCGAGCGGCTGAGCCTCGCGCCCGAGGCGGTTGACCTGTCGCGCCTGGAGGGTGCCAGCGTCCTCGATGCACACCGCCAGACAGCCGTCCGAGACGTTCTGGGCTCCGTGCGCAGCGCGGCCGTGGACGGCAAGCGTGGCACGGCGCTGATCCAGTTCTCGGCCCGGCCCGAGGTGGAGCCAGTCTGGCAGGACGTCCTGGCGGGCATCCTGCGCCATGTCTCGGTCGGCTACTCGGTCGAGGACTGGGCCGAGTCCGCCGAAAAAGGCGCGCGCGTGCTGACCGCCGTGCGCTGGACCCCTCACGAGATTTCCCTGGTGCCGACGCCCGCCGACCCCGGCGCCCACATTCGCATGGAGACAGAGATGACCGATACGACCACCACCCCGGCCCCGCCAGAGGCACCGAAGACCGAGACCCGCGCCGAGGCCAATGCAGAGATCCGCTCCATCGCCCGCATCGCCGGGCTCGATCAGTCCTGGATCGACGGCCAGATCGACGGAGGCGCCGATCCCGACACCGCCCGCCGCGCGGCATTCGAGGCGCTGGCCAAGCGCAGCGCACTGGCCATCCGCACCGAGCAGGTCCGCGTCGAGATGGGCGAGAGCCAGGACGACCCCGCTCTGCGCGCCCGGCAGATGGGCGAGGCGCTCTACGCCCGGATCAACCCGCGCCACGAACTGAGCGAGCCCGCCCGGCGCTACGCCTACTCGACTCCCGTCGACATGGCGAAGGAACTGCTGACCTTGCGTGGCGAGTCCACCATGGCGCTGTCGCCCGCGAGCCTCGTCACCCGCGCGCTGCACACCACCTCCGACTTCCCGATCATCCTCGGGGACACGGTGGGCCGGGTGCTGCGTGACGCCTACCAGGCCGCGCCCTCGGGCATCCGCCGGCTCGGCCGCCAGACCACGGCGCGTGACTTCCGCGCGGTGAACAAGATCATGCTGGGCGAGGCGCCGCTCTTGGAGAAGCTCAACGAGCACGGCGAAATCAAAGCCGGGACCATGGCCGAGGCGCGGGAGGCCTACAAGGTCGAGACCTGGGCGCGGAAGATCGGCATCACCCGGCAGGTGCTGGTCAACGACGACCTCGGCGCCTTCGCGGACCTCGCGCGCCGGATGGGTCAGGCTGCCGCCGAGACCGAGGCGCGGATCCTCGTCACCCTCCTCGAGGCGGGCAGCGGCAACGGCCCCACCCTGTCGGACGGCAAGACGCTGTTCCACGCCGACCACGGCAACAAGGCAGGCACTGGTGCTGCTATCTCGGACGCGACGCTGTCGGCCGCCCGCCTGGCGCTCAGGACGCAGAAGGGCATCGAGGATCGCACCATCCGCGTGACGCCGCGCAACCTGCTGGTCCCGCCCGCGCTTGAGACCACGGCCGAGAAGTGGCTGGCCTCCATCGCGCCCGCCACGGCGGCAGACGTGAACCCCTTCTCCGGGGCGCTCTCGCTGGTGGTCGAGCCACGGCTCAGCTCGGCAACCCGCTGGTACGTCACCGCCGAACCCGGCGAGATCGATGGGCTGGAGTTCGCTTATCTCTCGGGCGCCGAAGGCCCGCAGGTCGAGAGCCGCTCGGGCTGGGATGTGGACGGCGTGGAGATTCGGGTGATCCTGGACTTCGGGGCCGGGTTCATCGACCACCGCGGCTGGTTCATGAACGCCGGGGCGTGAGCATGGCCGACCTCGCCCAGCTCAGCGCCTGGCGGGACGCCCTGATGGCCGCGCGCTATCAGGGCATCCGCACCGTCGAATACGACGGCAAGCGGGTGACCTATGCCAGCGACGCGGAAATGGCCGCCGCGCTCGCGGACCTCAACCGCCAGATCGCGGGCACAACGGGGCGGATCTCCGTAGTCCGCATATCGTCGTCCAAAGCGCTGTGAACCTGAACGCCTGCGGAACATTGGCGCTGTCCCGTGTCGCATCCGTGTTGCACGGAGGAATCGGGGATGGTCGTAAGCCTTTGGAATCTTTGGGGAGTGCTCGGGAGGGCCTTGCAACACGATGCGACACGCAAAAGCCGCCCGAAGGGCGGCCCAAGCGTTTGATATCTTGTTGGAAAGTCTGGTTGCGGGGGTAGGATTTGAACCTACGACCTTCAGGTTATGAGCCTGACGAGCTACCGGGCTGCTCCACCCCGCGTCAAAGTCGGGCGCTGCCGACGGCGCTGATGTAGCAACTCCGCGCTCCGTTGCAAACCCCTCGGGTGACATTTTTTTGACGCTTGGTCGAAAAACAAGAGAAGGAAAACGAAATCAGGGGTTTGCCGGAATCGTTCGTCGCGGCGGGCGTCCGGGCGGCCGCCGGGCGTGCGCTCCGGGCAGCCGTGGCGATCTCGTGCCGGGGCGGGCCGG